CTAAAAGACGGCTCCAGAATGCTTAAGGCTTTATCCATGTTCGCCTGGCAGCTAAAGTCAAAGACTAAGACTGGAGTAACAAACGCCGCTGCAGCAATCGCCACGCCTCCGGGTGCCGGCTCCACGGCTGTGATGGGCGCAGACATGGAGCTCAGCTCTATGCCTCGCGGTGGCAGCGTTGACCTAACAGACGGCAGGCCACTTGGTTCTATGGTAGCTTCCGCACTAGAGGTATCCGTGGTCGCTTTGCTATCGGACCCTGGAACTTCGGGTGCCTACGGCACCGCTGCTACACTTGACGTACCAACTCTTAAGGCAATGGAAGCTCGCCAGCAAATTTGGACCCAGTTCTACAAGAGGGTTCTTTTGTTCATTGGGGCCAAGGACCCACAGATTAACTGGCCTAAGATTGAGTCGGAGCCAAGCCAGCGATTAATGCAGGCACTGGCCCTTGCAAAAGAGACTAACGCTATCTGGGATGACGAGTACCGCGATGCGGTTATCGAGACACTTGACATTCCTAAGTTGCACTTAGGCCCACCATCAGAGGGAGGCTCTGGAGACGGCTCTAGCGTTGTACCTTCGCAGGGCAACACTGGAGCTGCTGGTTCAATGCAAGACAACGCACAAGACCTAGCTCAGGCGGACGCAGCACCAACTGCATAATGGCATGGTATAATAAATCCTAGTGATTAGTTCATTGGAGATTTATGACGATAAAGTTAAATGAGTCCGTTACATTTGCCCCGGTAGAGACCAGGGGCAATAAGTGGCGTGTAAAAGTTATTGAGTCCGGATGGGGCTCATCAGGGTACTACGCCCCTGCCGTCCTTCAGGAATACGGACCACAGGTATTCAAAAAGGGCACCAAAGTATTTATGAACCATCCATCAAACTCTGAGTCATCTGACCGTCCCGAAAGAGATGTGCACCAGCTAGCAGGTAAACTTGTTAGCGATGCCGTGTTTTCCGAGAACGGTCTTGTCGCAGATATTGAATTTTATTCCCACTTTGCTCCTATTATAAAGGAGATGGCTGGGGATGTAGGTTTGTCTATCCACGCATTTGGTGAAGCCAGTGCCGGAGAAGCAGAAGGGCGAGAAGGCCCAATCATCGAATCTCTAGTGGCAGACCCACTAACGAGCGTAGATGTTGTTACCGTAGCCGGAGCTGGAGGAAAATTCTTGACTCTACTTGAAAGCTACACAAAGAAGGACGAAGATGCCGCACAGGTGTCAGAGTCCCTATCGGAAGGAAATGAAAGTATGATTACAAAGGAAGAATTTGAGGCTGCTATGCTAGACCTTAAGACTACCGTTGTTGAAGCTCTCACACCACTACGCGAGTCGATTTCGGCCCTAGTAGAGGCTGCCACTCCTGCCGAGGGTCAAGAAGTAGAGGGCGAACCTGAAGAGGTCACCGAAGCTATTAACCCCGTTGATGTGGCTGTGAAGTTCAACGAATCACGCTTGCCTGTAATGGCCCTTGCTAGAATAGCAGAGGCCCTGAAAAGCGAGCTGAACCAGAAGACCGCCGATGAGCTGATTGCTGACGAGAAAAACTACGTCGTTGCAATTTCCGAGTCGGCTGCAGTTCCAAGTGCCACCTTCGGTGTCATCGAGGAAGCAACACCTAGCATGACCGCCGCAGACGAGTTTGACGCTATTGTCAATCGAATCTCTAAGAAGTAAGGAAGAAAGTAAATGGCTCTCAACGAGATTTACGCAATTGGCAGTGAACTAGTCTTCCCTGTCGCATCTACTGTTGATTCGGGAGACCTTGTGTCTGTTGGAACAGTAATTGGTGTAGCAATGGAAGACGCATTCACTGGTGAAGATGGAAACACTTACACCACTCTAAAGCTTGATGGCGTATTCAAGCTTGTTACATCAGACGCAGACATCGCAGTAGGGGCCAACGTTTACGTTGATGTCGCAGGCGCTGTAACATCAACTGCAACTGACAACAAGTTCATCGGACACTGCATCAAGTCTGGCACTGCATACGTGGTAACACGTTTGGTAGCCGGTTCAGACGCAGCCGCAGTTTAGTCGATAGGAATATAAATATGACTCAGAACATAACAAGCCGTCACATTGAAGCGGCAAAGCTACTTGAAGGAGCTCTTCGCGGAGACCGTCAGGACAAGCTAAAACTACAGGAGGGTATTTCAACCTCCGACCTACCAGTGCTACTTAACCCAACGCTCAACAAGATTATGTTGGAAAACTACGCAGCACTGCCAAAGGTATGGGACCAGTTCGCAACCCGTTTGGTTGTTGACGACTTCCGCCCAGTAACCTTCCAGGCAATGAAGTACGATGACGAAGGACTAGACAACGCCGGAGATACTTTCCGTCCAGGTTCACTACCTACCGTTGCCGAGTACGACGAGTACCCAACTGCCGGCTGGTTCGATGTTACCGAAAGCACGATGGCCGTTAAGAAGGCCGGTACTCGTGTACGTTTCTCATGGGAGACAATCGTTAACGATGGACAGATTGGTCTACTTGAGCGTCTACCTATTGAGCTTGCTCAGAAGGCAGCTGGAAAAGAAGACGAAGAAGTAACCAAGCAGCTAGTTTCGTCCTCTGGACTAAACACTGACAACTTCAAGGCCGCTAACCAGAACCTGCTTGCAGGCAACGGTGCTCTAGACATTAACACTCTAGAGGCAGCTATCGAAGCAGCCAACTTGCAGACCTACCAGGGTGGCCCAATCACAGCCATTAGCCGATTTGCGCTAGTGGTACCTCGTGCACTTGAAATGACTGCTCGCAAGATTCTTGCAGTCCAGTCAGTTCGCACCGAGACCACAGTTGGCTCGACTGTCACCTCACTAGTGAGCGGCAACCCAATCGGTACTCAGGTTGAGATTGTTGTAAACGACTGGTTGACCAAGATTAACTCTGGTGCCGGAGCCTACTGGTTCCTAATCCCAATGGTTGGTCAGTCCCTTAACCCTAACCTAGCACTAGGCTTCCTACGTGGATACGAGACTCCTGAGCTTCGTATCAAGATGAACGGTGGAACCTTCCTAGGTGGCGGAGACGTACCTGCTCGCGATGGTTCATTCGACAACGATGACTTCGAGATGAGAATACGCCATATTGCCACCGGTGGCTTCGTTGTTCCAACCGGAACCATTGTTTCAACAGGAGCCGGTTCTTAGTAAATAACCCTTCTTGGTTCGGAAGTCCTCACCCTTCGGGGTGGGGATTTTCTGTTTTCAGGACAGTTGTATAATTGGAGACCAACCAGGAGAAAAAAGGAGGATTTAATGTCTAAAGTTATGGTTTATACTTTGCCATCGTGTGTCCAATGTGACAGCACAAAGCGGTATTTAAAAAGGTTCGACATCGATTACGAGGAGGTAAAGCTCCAGGATGACCCAGGAGCGATGGAAATCGTAAAGACGATGGGATACACCGCCGCACCCATAGTCGTGGCAGGAGACAGCCACTGGAGCGGTTTCCGTATGGACAGACTCGACACGCTTAAGGCAGCTTGATAGTTTACTTTTCTAACGTAAGCGGTAACACTAAACGCTTTGTGGAGAAGCTAGGATTCCCAGCAGAGAGAATACCTCTTAGCTGGGATTCTGCATCTCCTCTGGAAGTCGATGAAGACTTCATATTGGTTACCCCTACATACGGCGGCGGAAACGATAACAGCACTGTGCCCAAGCAGGTTGTAAAGTTCCTAAATAGCCCTGTCAACAGAGGCTATCTCAAGGGGATAATCGGTACGGGCAACACAAACTTCGGTGAGCATTATTGCAAAGCTGCGGAAATTATATCAAAGAAGACAGGCGTTCCAATCTTGGACCGAGTAGAGATATTCGGAACGCCAGAAGACATCGAAAGAGTGAGGAATAAAATTGACAAGCACCTACCACGAGCTTAACGCACAGCTGAACCTTTGGGACGCGGATGGCAAAATCCAGTTCGGCAAAGACAAGGAAGCAACAAAGGCTTACTTCCTGGAGAACATTAACCAGAACACTGTGTTCTTTCATTCGCTGGAAGAGAAGCTGGGCTACCTAGTTGAGAACGAATACTACGACCCAGAGCTGCTGGCAATGTACACACCAGAATTTATTAAGAGCTTGTTTAAGTCTGCTTACGACTACGGCTTCCGCTTCGCATCGTTCCTTGGTGCCTACAAGTTCTACACTCAATACGCAATGAAGACCTTTGATGGCGAACGCTACCTAGAGCGCTTCGAGGACCGCGTTGTGATGACAGCACTAATGCTTGGACAGGGTGACCAGAAGCTGGCTACTCAGGTCCACGATGAGGTTATCTCAGGCCGTTTCCAGCCAGCAACTCCTACATTCCTTAACGCTGGCAAGGCTCAGCGTGGCGAGTTTGTTTCCTGCTTCCTACTTCGCATCGAAGACAACATGGAGTCGATTTCTCGCGCAATCAACTCTTCATTACAGCTGTCAAAGCGTGGTGGTGGAGTTGCACTTAACTTGACCAATGTTCGCGAGACCGGTGCTCCAATCAAGAAGATACAAAACCAGTCATCCGGCATCATCCCTGTGATGAAGCTTTTGGAAGACAGCTTCTCCTATGCAAACCAGCTCGGTGCTCGTCAGGGCGCTGGTGCGGTTTACCTAAACGCTCACCACCCAGATATTATGAGATTCCTAGACACAAAGAAGGAGAACGCTGATGAGAAAACTCGTAT